AACCGTGCAGTATTAGCTTGTTTATCTGACATCTTACGACTTAGTGAAATAACAAAGTCAGCGGTCATAATCTTACGATAACTATCTGAAATGTTATTAGCCTGAATAATATCTTCGTCCATAGCAGCACGATTACTCTGAGAAGCACTCCAGATTGGAACCTGTAATTCACCAGCTACAGCACGAAGTTCTTCATAAATACCACCCGCTTCTTGATAACTATTGCTGTTACGATCACTATTAATTGGACGTAGAATATCTGCGTAGTCAACAATAATCAAATCTACCTTAGTACCCAACATAGCCAATCGTTCACAATGAGCCTTCAAGCTCTGAGCGGATACAGTCTTGATTGGAAAGTATTTAATCATCAATTTACCTGGAATTTCTGCAATCTTCTTCTTAACAATATCAATGTTGTTACGAATGTTTTGGAAATCAATTCCAGTAAAACAAGCATCATAACGTAGACCCACATAATTTTCATTTAACTCCAGAGTAAAGTGAATTACATTTTTACCTTGTCTCATTGCTTCCGCACCTAGTCTACATAGTACCCAGCTTTTACCACTACCAGCACAAGCTGTAATAATCCCAAGTTCGCCAGGTCCAAGGCCACCATCCATCAAACCATCAATAACATCCCACTTGGTATTGATAGAATTACGAGCCATTAAGGTCATACGTTTTTCAACATCTTCGCCATAATCGTGGCCGACATTACGTTCCATACCAGCCTTCAAAGCTTCATCAAACTTGGTCTTGATCTTTTCGTATTGACCAACCTTCAAATAGTCAACGCTTTCCATGATGGCGTTCTTTAGCTTTTGATTGATACAGAATTCTAAGAACTCTTCCTTGATGAATTTTAGATCGCCGTCATTCATCTTTTGATAAATCAACTTTAGATTATCTACAATACTCTTTTTGAGTACTTCATTGGTTACCACTTCCAATTTGACCTTAAACACATTAAGTGTTGGCAAATCACTATACTCAATGAAGTATTTAATACTTTCCTTGACAATCCACTTATGTGCATCACTTTCAAAGAAGTCTGCTTCAACAATGTCACTAATACGTTCAATAAATGGTCTATCGGATACAAGACCTGAGATACACTTAACTTGAAACTCACTTCCAAACTTCTTCAAATTGTCAATAATATGCTTATCGTTCATTATATATTCTTTCTATGTTTTGTTAATACTACTCCACCAGTCTACACCCAAGTGTGTAGATTCCAACTTATTTTATAATTTATCGGTTTTACAATACGAAACTATTGAGTTTGCCCCAAGTTTCATTCAACCATACCATATAATTTGGTAGGTTACTCCACATTTTATCCTCAGTGATAAGTCTGCTGAATGTCATCTTATCAATCTTAGGAACTTGTTTCTTGATTATTTCTTCTATTCTTAACTGAGTAAATGATTGAATGCATGTATTCTTTAACTGCATCAGTTCAAAATTACGTTCCAATAGAAGTTTGTTATCCAACACTCGTTCATAAATCTTATACTTACTCTTGTAATTTTCAGAGTAGTTATAAATTTCTTGCATTGTTACTTGTTTATCCTCACCCAAAAATGGATATGCTTGAAGAACTCTTTTAATTCCAACGCCATCTAGGCCAGGAATGTTATCACTGACATCACCCTCCATAACTCTGTAATAGATAAAATTATTGCAGGTGATACCATACTCGTCCACTATTTCTTTACAACCAAAGATTTTCTTCTTGACAGGACTCCAGATTTTAACTCTGTCACTTGCCAATTGTAAAAAGTCTTTGTCTGTGGACATAATAGTAACATTACTATCTTTAAATGTATCTTCAGACAAATAAGCAATTGTGTCATCGGCTTCAATATTATCAATAGCCATTACAGTTACTGGTAATACTTCAAGATAACTTACCAATCGCATCAACTCAACTTGAAGATTCTTTTGTTCAAGATCAGATGAACTTAGTTCTTCATATGTTCTATTGAACTTAATTTTGGTCTTACGTCCCTTTTTGTAATCAGGATAAAGCTTACGACGTTTTTGTGAACCACCTGTTCCATCAAATACAACGATAACTCTAGTTGGATTAATTAATTTAATAGCATATCCGATACTCTTAAGGAACCCAGCAATTCCTCCGATATGCATTCCGTCATCATTCATCGATGGTACTGCCATAAATGAACGAATGAAGGTGTTTAATCCATCGACTAAGAGGATGTCGGAGTTAGTAGTTTTTTGAATACCACTATCACCGACACCCCCCTTTACGTTCTCGAAAAGAGAGAACAGTCTTTGTTTTTCACTGGAAGTAAATCCACTCATTGTTATTCGCCAGCGTCACCTTCGTCGGTTGATACTTGAACATCTTCAACGATTTGACTATTTGGGTCTTTATATTTCATGATACAAGCATCACAAATCTTCATGTAAATTTCTTCCTTTAACTTTGAATCCGATTGTAGTATTGAAATGAAGTCTTTTGATTGAAACTTCCATTCAGTACCATCGTTCTTTTGATAGGTGTAGTAAGCGCCGCCTTGTTTAAGAATACCCGCATCTTTCATAACCTTGATCCAACTACTAAAGTCAGCAATTCCACTATCAAAATAGATATCAAAATTTGCTTGACGTTGTGGTGGTCCCATACGATTCTTCACAACAACAGCTTTACATTCATTACCAATAACGAGTTCACCCATCTTTAGTTTGCCTGTATTGTTTAGACGAACACGTACACTGCAATGATATGCCAGAGCCTTACCACCGCTGACTATGTACTTGTCACCAAATGCCATAGCATTTAGATTCTGACGCAATTGGTTAGTAAAAATCAACAATACCTTCTGACGACCAATCATATTGGTAATCTTACGCATTGCTTTGCTAATAATAATTGACTTGCCAGTAGCATAACCATCCTTACCATGATCACTTTCTAGTTCTGCTTTTGTAGAAGCAGCTGCAACGGAATCAACAATAATTGTTAATAGCAAATCAGGATGATCCTTACGAATAAACGTAATTGCTTTTTCAATTCTGTCGAAGATATCTTCTACAGTCTCAGCTTGTGAATACATCAACTTGCTTTTAGACAAGTCAACTCCCAAACTCTTCCAGAATTCTCTGGACTCAGAATTTTCTGTGTCAATGAAAAGTGCTTTACCACCTTTTTTTTGTGTATCCGCAACAATGTGCGCACATACCAAGCTTTTTCCAGTTCCTTCAAGGCCTGTCAATTCAACGATACGTCCCACTGGCAAACCGCCATGAGGACGATTACTAATCGCTAGATCTAGCATTGATGAACCGGTACTTACCCAATCACTGATTGTTGAGGGATCTTCCTGTTCATCCAAGAAGAACGCAATTTTACCACCTTCTTTGTTGGATTTGTTGAGTTCATCTGCCAATCTTTCTAGCAGATCATCTTTTTCTGTTGTTTTTTTTGCCATAACGTATATAACTAGAAAGCCGGTGGGGGTATAACTCCACCGGCTTATTTTTTAATTTTTAAGCGCCAAACAAATCATCAAATGCCTTGTTAACATCATCACTTGATCCAGTCTTAGCTTTAACTGCGGTTGGAGATGCTGTTACAGCGGCCTTTGGTGCTGTTGCGGTTTTAACTGCGGTTGGAAACGGAGCTTCATCATCCGTATCAGTTGCTATAACAGATACAGCAGGATCAGCAGCGGTTTCATCAGGATTCAACCACTTATCCATAACTTCCTTGAGTTCTTCATAAGATAGTTCTGGGAATAGATCCATAATGTTAACTTGAGACTTGAGAGCATCAAGTAGATTTGAATTATTCGGATCTACAGCAACGCTTGTGTTTGGCTTAACACGAATATTGGTTTCTGGGAAACTCTTGCCTGATTCGTCACCAGTCTTGAATTCCACAACAATATCACGACCCGAGGTTAGATCGGTAATATCACCAAAATCAGGATCACTGATGATGCTTAGAAGTTCTTGGTAAACTTGCTTACCAAATCCCCAGAACTTAACACCTTCTCCCTCTTCACCACGAACAATGACAGGAGCGAATGTACGCATCTTGGGTTCCATTTTCTTACCCATCTTCCACTCTTCCTTATCGCCGGTCTTCTTCAAACGATTTGAAAACTCAACGATTGGATCTGGACGACCAAAACTATCAGGACTCATGTAACTCTTACCATTTAGGTTGTAGTGAAACTTGAGTTCGATAAATGGATTCTCAGGAGAATACTTGTAAGGTACGATACGTACAACTTGCTTACCAGGCTTTGGTTTCCAAATTAGGTTGGATTTCTGGTTTGTGTTTGAAAGTGAGTTCAAACGGCTCTTTAACTTACTAATGTCTAATCCCATAATTATTTATTTATTAATTGTTTAATTGATAATTAGTTAATTCTTAATTCACTTAAATCAAGATGTAACCAACTTGAAATTACTCTACACTAGGTACAGAGAAATGTCAAGCGTCATGTAATATATATCAAATAGAAAATATATTAAATAATTTTAATGAAACGACTTTAACCCCGATTTCATTGGTTAAAATGATACTATCCTTGTATAAATCCCAGTTCAATTGAAAGTTTTTATCGAATACTCCATTGTTCTCATCTGCGATTAATTTATTCATCGCATTAAGCGTATATAGAGTGTTGGTTTGTTTTTTTCTATGTACACCAATTGTGCCAGGATACTTTAGTTTATTATTAAAGTCCTTGATAATATTGAAAGTCAAATATATTTCCCGAAGATTCTTTTCATTAGCAAAAACAAATATACGATTATCTATCAAAGTATATGTTTGTTGTACTTCTTGTATTACAGATTGATATTTTTGACTGTCTGTAAATGTACAGAGTAATTGTTTTAATTCGTTCATAATGCTATTGCTGTGCCAGGTATTTTACCATAAGGCATAACTAATATTCTACATCCCAATAACAATATTACTTTACCTTTTCTG